AACAAGTGTATTTCATGAAACAAATAGAATTACAAAAGTTACTGCTTATTTACCATTAAGAATATTACTTAATTATACGTTAGCAGATAGGTTTGTAATAGCTGGAAAGAGTTATAAAATAAACTCAATAAAAACTAATTTAAAAAATGGTAAATCTGATTTAGAATTACTCAACGATTTATGATAGAAAATATATTAGAATTATTAAAACACGCAAACGGAGAAACAGAAAATATCCGTATTGCACAAGGTAAGAATAAATTACCTATTAGTTTAAAAGATGGATATAAAGCATTAAAACAAGAAATAAAATGGCAGAAAAAGTAATAATTGATTTAGAAGCTAAAACTGGTAAAGCAGAGGCAAATATTCAAGATGTTGTTGATTCAATAAATGACTTAAATAAATCATTTGTTGAAGCAAATGAAAATACAGCTAAATCTTTAAAAGAAGTTGAGAAATCTTCAAGTAATTCCGCAAAAGGTATAAAACGAATTGGTAAAGCTATAAAAGTTGCTGGTATTGGATTATTAATTTCTGGACTTACTATGTTGAAAGAGGTATTTATGCAAAATCAAAAAGTTGCTGATTTTTTTAATACATCTTTTGAAGCCATCAGTATAGCTTTCAATGATTTTGTTGGTTTTATAGATGAAAATTTAGGTACAATAACTGGATTCTTTAAAGATATTTTTGAAAATCCAAGAGAGAAATTAGTTGAACTTGGAAGTGCTATAAAGCAAGGATTAATTGATAGATTTAATCAACTTTTAGAAGTATTTGGATTAGTCGGTAAATCTCTTGGTCAATTAATTAAAGGAGAGTTTAGTGCTGCATTTGATACTATAAAAGAAGCTGGTAAACAAACTGTTGATGTAGTTACTGGTGTTGATGATAGCTTTGAAGCAGTATCTGAAACGATAACAGAATACACTAAAAAAACAATTAAAGCTGCGAAGAGTAATGTAGAGTTAGCAAAATCTGCTGAAATAGCAGCAGTATTAAATCAAGGATTAGTTGAAAAGTATGACAGACAAGCAGAGCAATTAAGACAAATAAGAGATGATGAAAGTAAGAGTATCGAAGATAGGATAAAAGCAAATGAAGAACTTGCTTTAGTTTTAGATGAGCAAGAAAAGGCAATGAAAGAAAATGCTGCTATTGCAGTTGCATCTGCTAAAGCAGAATTAGATAAAAACAAAGAAAATATACAATTACAAAAAGCATATCAAGAAGCACTTAATGAACAAGCTGGTATTGAAGCACAAATAACTGGTTTTAGAAGTGAACAACAAACAAATACAAATTCTTTATTAAAGGAGCAAAAAGAAATAATGAATGAGATTGCTCTTTTTGGTAAATCTGAAAGAGATAAAGAAAGGTTAGAATTAAAACAACAATACGAAGCAAATAAACTTTTAATAGAAAAGGAAATTACTGATGATGCAGAAAAGAAAGAAAGATTACTTGCTTTACAAACTGACTTTAACACTAGGTTAAAAGAATTAAACGATGGTTTTTATCAAGAAGATGAAGATGCAAAACAAAAAAATACTGATGAATCAAACAGAATAGCTAAACAACAAAAGGATTATAAAGAACAACAATACCAAAGTACATACGCAAATCTACAAACAATTTTAAGTGTAGGAGGAAAAAAATTAGAAAAAATTGGAAAGGCTTTAGCTATTGCAGATGTAATAAGAAGTTCTGTTAAATCTGTTTCTGAAACTGTTTCAGCTACTGGTGTTGCAAATGCTAAAGCCGTTGCTGCTTCTCCTCTTACTGGTGGGATGCCATTTGTTGCAATAAATACTATAAAAAGTGCTTTAAGTGTTGGAGCAACTATTGCAGGGGCTGCTAAAAGTATTCAATCTATAAAAGGAAATTCTAAAAACGTAAGTAATCCTCCTCCTTTACCTAATCCTGGCGGTGGCGGTGGCGGTGGTTCTGCTTCAATTCCTCCTGCATTTAATGTAGTAGGTGCAAGTGGAACAAATCAATTAGCAAGTGCAATAGGTGGGCAAACACAAAAACCTATTCAAGCATTTGTAGTTTCTAACGATGTTAGTACTGCACAAGAAATGGATAGAAATATTATTGAGGGTGCATCTATTGGATAAAAGACAAAATAAAAAAAATATAACTATATACAAATATGAATATAATTGAGTTAATATTAGATGAGGAAAATAATGAAATAGGGATAGAAGCAATTAGCGTTGTAGAGAATCCTGCTATTGAAGAAGATTTTATTGCCTTAAATAGTAACATTATAGAATTAGCAGAAGCAGATAAAGAAAAGAAACTACTTGTAGGTGCTTTATTAATACCAAACAAACCAATTTACAGAAAGAGCGGAGAAGAAGAATACTACATTTATTTTTCAAAAGATACTGTAAGAAAAGCATCTCAAATGTATTTGATGAATGGAAATCAAAGCAATGCTACTTTAGAACACGAACACGATATAAATGGTTTGACACTTGTTGAAAGTTGGATAGTTGAAGATGAGGTACACGACAAGACCAGGAAGTACGGAATGAATGTTCCAGTTGGTAGTTGGGTTGGTTCTGTTAAAGTAAACAATGATGAGGTTTGGAATGATTATGTAAAGAGTGGAAAGGTAAAAGGGTTTTCTATTGAAGGGTATTTTGCTGACAGAATGGAAAGACCAAAAGAACCAATAAACGACTTAAAAGAGGAATTAAGTAAAATAGAAGAAGCAGAAGCGGAGTTTATGTTATCTCAAATAAAGGCAGTTATCAAAAATGATAAAAGACTTAAAAAAGGTAAACGTACAGAAATGGAAAGTTTTTCTGACTATCCACAATCAGTAAGTAACAATGCAAAAAGAGGTATTGAATTAAATAAGAAAGTAAATAATAAATGCGCTACACAAGTTGGTAAAGTAAGAGCGCAACAATTAGCAGACAGAAAGCCAATAAGTATGGAAACAATTAAACGTATGTTTTCATATTTAAGTAGAGCAGAAGAATATTATAAAACTGGAGATACAGAGGCGTGTGGATATATATCATATTTATTATGGGGTGGTAAATCTGCAAAGACTTGGGCAGAATCTAAAATAAAACAAGATGATAAAAAAAAGTAATTCAACTCCAAGTAGTACAAGTCCAAGAGCAAGTAAAAGAGGTTGTTTATGTAAGGACAATACATATTCTAAAAAGTGTTGTGATGGTAGCTTACAAGCGCAAGGAATAGGCAAAACCTCAACGACAGTATAAACGAAAATACAAATTAATTTTTTTAATACTATATATTTATATGAAACCAAGTGAAATGTTAAATCAAGTAAAAACTCTTTTAGGAGTAGAAGTAAAACTTGAGCAAATGAAATTAGAAAACGGAACTGTTTTAGAAGCAGATAAATTTGAAGGTGGCAATGAAATCTTTATCGTAACAGAAGACCAGAGAGTTGCTTTACCAATCGGAGGATACGTTTTAGAAGATGGTCAAACTTTAGTAATCGAAGAAGAGGGTATTATCAAAGAGATAAAATCTGAAAACGAAGAAGCTAAAGAAGAAGAAGTAGAAGCAGAAGTTGTTGTAGAAGCAGAAGAAGAAGAAAAAGAAGAAATGGGTTACGCTACTAAAGAGGAACTTGCAGAGGTTAAATCTATGATTGAAGAAATCAAAGCAATGTTAGAACCTAAAGAAGAAATGAGTGAAGAACCTAAAGAGGAGTTAAAAGAGGAAGTAGAACTTTCAGAAGTTGCTCAAGAGGTTGTAAGCGAAGCAGTAAACGAAATACCAGAAGAAGTAAAACAAGAATTATCTGAACCTGCTGCTGAACCAATTAACACAAACGCAGAGGTTTCTAAAACACAAGTAAAATTCAATATAGCATCTAAAAGAAAGATGTCTACATTGGATAGAGTAATGAGTAAAATAAATAAACTTTAATAACAAATAAATTAAATAAAAATGAGTGTATCTTTAACAAACCCAACTTACGCAGGTGAATTTAGTGGCAAGTACATCGCTGCTGCATTATTATCTGCATCAACTTTAGATAGTGGTGCTATTTCAATTTTACCAAACGTAAAGTTTAAATCTGTTATCCAAAAAGGAGCAACTGATGACATCGTAAAAGATGCTTCTTGCGACTTTGTAACTAATCAAGGAACTTTAACTTTATCAGAAGCAATTTTGCAACCAGATGAATTTCAAGTAAATTTAGAATTATGTAAGAAAGACCTTCACGCATCTTGGGAAGCTGAACAAATGGGTTATTCTGCTCACGATAATTTAGCACCTTCATTTGCTGAATTTGTAATTGCTCACGTATCTGCTAAAGTAGCTGACAAAACAGAGAAAAATATCTGGAGTGGTGCAAGTGCAAATAGTGGAGAATTTGATGGATTTACTGCAAAATTAACTGCTGATTCAGATGTAATTGATGTAACTGGAACTACTGTAACTTCTGCAAACGTAATAAGTGAAATCGCTAAAGTGGTAGATGCTATTCCAACGGCAGTTTACGGACAAGAAGATTTAACTCTTTATGTTTCTTCAAATGTAGCAAGAGCATACATTAGAGCATTAGGAGGATTCGCTTCTGGTATTGGTGCAAATGGTTCTGATAACAAAGGAACTCAATGGTACAATGGTGGAGAATTATCTTTCGATGGTATCAACATCTTTGTTGCAAAAGGATTAGGAGACAACACTATTGTTGCAGCACAAAAATCAAACTTATATTTTGGAACTGGTATCTTAAACGACCAAAACGAAGTAAAAGTAATTGATATGAGCGACATCGATGGTTCTCAAAACGTAAGAGTAATAATGAGATTTACCGCAGGAGTACAACACGTATTTGGTGGAGATATCGTTCTTTATTCATAGTAATTAATTAATAATCATTAAAGAGGGGTAGGTTCTTGCCTATCCCTTTTTTATTTAAAACAATATAAAATATGGCTTGTTCATTATCAACTGGGCGTAAAGTACCTTGTAAATCAGCAGTAGGTGGTATAAAAACTATTTACTTTGCAGATTACGGAACTTTAGGAGCGCCTACAATAAGTGGGGGTGTAATAACATCATTTGCAGGAGACCCAACCTGGTTTCAATTTGATGTAAAAGGTGCATCATCTTTAGAAACTGCAATAAACTCATCAAGAGAAAACGGAACTACTTTTTACGAAAGTACCTTGACAATGGCTTTAACTTTTCAAGATAGCGCAACTCAAGAAGAATTAAAATTAATTGCACACGCAAGACCTCACGTAGTTATTGAAGATTACAACGGAAACTATTTTGTTGTAGGTTTAGAACACGGAGCAGAGGTAACCGGTGGAACAATTTCAACTGGTGCAGCAATGGGAGATTTAAGTGGATACAATTTAACGATAGTAGCACAAGAAACTGCACCTCCTTATTACACTGCTGGTTCATCA